GTACGGCCATCAGCTCCGCCAACTACCGCGCTCTGGCCCTCAACAGCCTGAGCAAGTCGCTCTCGCAGTACGGTCAGGTCATCGGCCTCACCGACATCCTCCGCGCCACCGACCTGTTCAACAGCCTCCAGCAGGCCACCAAGACCTCCGGTCTGGACATGGCCCTCTGGGTTGACTCGGTGATCCGCAACGTGCTGGTTGGCTCCAACCTCACCGCGAGCGGTTCGTCCATCGGTTCTGCCGCCGAGGGTGGTGGTACGTTCGACAACTCCGACGCTTGCGGTACCGCCGCTGCCTCGGGTGGTACTTGCGTGTACGGCAACCCCGCCACGTTGACCACCCAGACGTTCGTTGGCCTGAACGCCGACACCACCGCCGCGAACACCACGATGACGGCGTCCGCCGTCCTCGATTCCATGACCCGGCTGAAGCGCAATCGCGCTCCGCTGATCAATGGCGGCTACGTCCTCGCCACCGATCCCCGCGTGGCCCGCGACCTGATGCGCGACACCGACTGGTTGAACGCCTCGAACTACGGCAACAAGGGCCAGCCGTTCTACAAGGGCGAGGTCGGCTCCATCTACGGCTGCCGCGTCGTCACCCAGACGAACTCGTTCGTCAGCACCGGTTCCGCGACCGAGAACGACAAGTTCGTCTATCAGGCTTCCGCCGCTGGTGGTGGTCTGGCCGCTGGCAAGGACATCATTGCCTCGTTCTTCTTCGGCAACGAGTCGTTCGGTATCCCTGCTCTGACCGGTGATGATCCGTTGTCCCCGCGCATCGTTATCACCGACACCCCCGACAAGTCGGATCCGCTGAACCAGCTCGTCACCGTCGGCGTGAAGCTGTACTTCGCCGCCCTGCGTCTGGCCGCTGGTAATACCGGCTCTACCGGTAACCCGACCTGGTACCTGGTGCATCGGACCAAGACCTCGACCACGCTGTAATCGTATGAAGAAGACGGCCACCATCATGGTGATCGCCGTCAGCCCGAGGGGGCATCATCGTAAAGGTGGTGCCCCCTCTTCTCATTCCGCTTGCGGATGCGATGAGGCTGACAACAATGCACCCATGATTTCTATTCCGGTCGAAGCCCTTTCCACCGATATGGAGGATGGCCAGCAGGCCATGCCCGAGGTCGGTGATGAAGTGGTTTTGGACGATGTTCGCGGCGTACTCAAGAAGCTCGATAATGGCGAAGCCTACGTCGAGATCCGCAGCGTCAACGGCATGCCCGCCGAATACGAGAACAAGGACGAGAAGGGTCCGATGGATGAGAAGGGTATGCGGGAGATGGTCGAGGAGTACGACAGCGAGATGGAGTCCTGATATGCCGATCTACACCTTCGAGAACAATGGCAAGTCCATCGAGCACATTGCTCCGATGGGAACCGACTCTGTTGTCCTTGATGGGAAGCGGTGGACGCGACAGCCGGTGGCCCGCTTCGGGGTCACCGGTTTTGCCCAGGAACCTGGACTCAAGGACCATGTGAAGAAGGGATTCAGCCGGTTGGAAGACCGCCAAGGATCCCGCTTCGAGAGCACTTTCACCAAGAATCAGATTCGCAAGATTTGGGACATATGAGCGACGTATCTAATCAGGCCATCGAGTATTCGATGGGACAGGGCGGTTTCCAGCTCGTGACCGCCACCACGCTGACCACTGGCCCGTTCGTGGCCATCACCACGATCGCCCCGACCACCTTCACTTCGATCACCGGTGGCAACATCAGCGGATCCTGGTCAACTGCGACCATACCTGCGGGTATCACGCTGCCCGGGCCGATCACGAGCTTCCAGATTTCTAGCGGTCAGGTGGTGGCGTTCAATGGCGTGATTCAATCGTGACACTCGCTCTCGGCACACGACTGGTATCGAACGGTGGGGGTAATGTTACCCCTGGCGATCTGCCGATCTTGCGCCGGGATCTGCTTCAGGAGGACGACTTCTTCGTTCTGCTGGAGAACAGCGACAAGATTGTCATCACGTTCGGGACTTTCGATTCTTTGGACTTGGAGAACGGGGATTTCCTACTCCAAGAGGACAGCGGAAAACTCATCATTCAAGCTAACTAACAGTTTATGGCAGATACAAAGATCACAGCACTGACGGCGATCTCGACCGTCGATCCAGCGGTGGATGTCCTCCCCATTGTCGATGTCAGTGACACGACGATGGCTGCGAGTGGCACCACGAAGAAGATCACCAGCAACCAGATCCTCGGGGCTGGCGGCACCGCCACCCTCGCCTCCGCCACCATCACCGGCGATCTGACGGTGGACACCAGCACCCTGAAGGTGGATTCGGCGAACAATCGGGTGGGTATTCGCACTGCTTCTCCTGCTGCGACACTTTCTGTTGTTGGAGTTGCTGGAACTGGAAACACCGTTGCTGGTATTAGCGGAAACACTGACAGCGGATTGCTTTCAATCGGAAACGATAACAGCAACGGTGGCGCTGGAACTCAGACTTGGACTGGATCTGCCCAATCTTACGCTGCTGCAATTTCGTTTGGACAAGTCAATACAACGGGTGTTAGAGAGCAGATCAGGACTCACGCGACTGTATTCTCGACCAACATTCAGTCGTTCGGTCGAGCTGACTTGGTGATTGCAACGAAAGGTTCGCTGGATAACAACGATCCGACCGAAAAATATCGCATCGCTTCCGACGGCGTAGCCACTTGGTCGAACGTCGGCGGAGTCGCTGGCACCGCCATGACCCTGAACTCCACGGGGCTGGGCGTGGGGAAATCTCCTGCTCAGAAACTGGATGTCAATGGAACCATTCAGACGAGTGGCTATCTGTTCTTCACAACTCCGAGTGCTTCAATCGGTGCTGGAACGACCAACTCAAGCTGGCTTGAGATTAACAGCGGAACTAACTTCAACATCCGCGTAAACGGTGGAGACAGGTTGTTGGTGGATACCTCCGGCAACGTCGGCGTGGGGGTTACGCCGATTAACAAATTGCAGGTTGCTGCCAGCGCACTCGCTGCTATTCCTGCGGCTGGTGCTTCTGGCCATATGTTCGCCATCGGAAGCACTCCGTATGGTATTGCTGCCGGTGCTTTGACAAGCGGCAATTCGTACATCCAAGCAACTCGCTGGGATGGTACGGCTACAAATTATGACCTGTTGCTACAACCGAATGGAGGCAATCTTGGATTCAATGGTTTGTCATTTGGTGGTGGATCTAATGTTATTTTCATTGGAAACGGAACCGCCCCTTCTTCAAATCCAACCGCTGGCGGCATTCTCTACGTCGAAGCCGGTGCATTGAAGTACCGTGGAAGCTCTGGCACCATCACCACGCTCGCTAACGCCTAATCCATACCACCATGAACATCTCTTGGATCATCGAACGCCTGTTGGTCAAGCCGACCGAAGGCAGTCTCACGGACGTTGTGATTACCGCCGACTGGCGTTGCAACGGCTCGCAGGATCAGTACAGCGGCACCTGCTACGGCAGCGCGTCGTTCGCGCCTCCTACGGAGGGCTTCACGCCGTATCCTGATCTGACCGAGCAGCAAGTCCTCGGCTGGTGCTACGCCAATGGCGTCGATCAGGCGGCCATCGAAGCGAACGTGACGCAGCAGATTGCTGACCAGATTAACCCTCCGGTCATCGCTCCGCCGCTGCCGTGGTTGCCGCCCGAGATGATCGTCCCGCCGATGCTGCCGCAGGTTGAGCCGGTTTTGGTTGCGGATCAGCCTGTGTCTGCCGACACTGCGGCCTGATATGATCAAGATCGAACTCACTCCCCAGCAATTCAACCAGCTCTATGAGCTGCTGGTCATTGGCATGAAGGCCGGCAACGTCAACAACATGAAGGTCGGCCTGCCGCTGGTGGACATCCTCGAAGCTGCCGCCGCACAACATAAGCCCGAGTAAAACAATGGACGCGACCAGTCATGGCGGTGGATTCGGAGGCATCATTGGGTTGCTGGGAACAGCGACCGTGGCAATGGTCGCCTCATACATCCCGGAGCTCACCGAGTGGACGCGGTTCCTGACCGCGCTCGCCGCTCTGATCGCCGCCATCACGGCCCTCTACAAAGCCATCAAAAAGAAATGAACCCCAACGTTTCCTCTCTCATCCGCCACGGCCTCAGCGCCGCCGGCGGTTTCCTCGTCGCCAAGGGCATGGTCAGCCTCGATCAGGTCAATGAGATCGCCGGTGCGATCATCACCCTGGCCGGTATCGGCTGGTCCGTGTTCAAGAACAAGAAGTCCGACAAGAAGCCCGAGTAACATCCCGTCAGCACGGCAAAACCACCGCCAGCGGGATCACCCATTCCGCTGGCGTTTCTGTTATGGACCCACTCACAAGCATAGCCCAAGGAGTGGCCAACGCGGCCCTCAACAAGATCATCGATCAGAAAGACCAAACCCTTGAAGACGGACAGAAAGACAATCGCCTGCGCGACGATCTCACTGCTCGCGTCGTTGCTGCCGGGCTGCACCCCGACAAGAGTAGTGATGGTCCCTCCAGGACAACCCGTCAGACTGGCTGAATCAGTCAAGGCCCACGTGTGGGCTAAAGATGCCAGCGGGAACACCGTCAAAAGCCGAAACCGCGTGACAATCAGCGAAGGTTGGTACGCACTACCCCCAAGAGAATAGTATGGGAACCCCACTCACAGGCAGTACCGTCGCCAGCACATACACCGGCCTACTCAAGACCGCCGACAACGCCGCACTCACCGCGTCACTCAAGGCTGTCAGCGACGGCAGCGGAACCGATTCCGCGCTCCAAGTATCCACCACCGCAGCCAACATCAACGGTGATCTGACCGTCGCCACCAACAAGCTCACGGTCGCATCGGCCAGCGGCAACACCGCCATCGCTGGCACCCTCACCGTCACCGGTGCCACCTCGCTCAGCTCGCTCATCACCAGCGGCAACGCCACGATCGGCGGAACGCTCGGTATCAGCGGTGGCCTCACGATCCCCGGCACCTTGTCGGTCACCGGAATTTCCACGCTCACCGGCGCGGTCGGCATGGGCAGCACCCTCAATGTCACGGGACTCTCCACGTTGGCCAGCCTTGGTGTCACCGGCGCTGCTACCATCGGAACAACCCTCGGTGTCACCGGACTCTCGACTCTCGGAAGTCTCTCGGTCACCGGCGCTTCCACGCTCGACAGCCTCGGGGTCACCAATGCTGCCACCATTGGCACCACGCTTGGCGTGACCGGACTTTCCACTCTCGGAAGTCTTTCGGTGACCGGGGCTTCAACACTTGCGAGCGCCAGTATTACGGGTGCTGCCACTGTCGGAACCACACTCGGTGTGACCGGCGCGACCACACTCGGTGATCTCGCTACCACTGGGAACACTACAATCGGAAACGCATCCGGAGATTCGCTTACCGTCACAGCGGGGGCTGTCACGATCAACAATCTGCCGTCCAAAACAACGCCAGTTGATGCAGACACGATACTTATCAGGGATTCAGCAGCATCCAACGCCCTGAAGACATCCGCGATTTCAAGCATCAGCTCGGTTAAATTTGTTTGGTCGGAGGAGATTGTTAAGCCGTCAGGTGCGGGACAAGTCATGTCCATTTCATCTGGAGTTGGAACTGCAATTCAGGAAAGCGGTTCCACCAGCGATTGGACTTACACTTGGACTCCGAAAACGGTCGGAAACAAGGCGTTGATCAGAGTTTCGGTCCCGTTCCAACCGCAAAACGACGGCATTTGCTATGTTGGAATAGCGCAATCTCCTTACGCTCAACCTGGTGACGTCATATCCGCATCTGGAGTGTATGCTGAATCCACATCGTTCAACACGATGAGCACGGATATCTTTTTCGTATCAACCGCTTCCAGCCATACGTTCAAGATTCTCGTTACATCAAATCAGACGATGTCTATCACGGTTGCTGCGAATGGTAGCGGCTCATACTTCAATCAGTCTGGATCAACCTTTCACGCTAAGGTCCACTTTGAGTTGATTGAATTCGCATGAAACCCTCCGAAGTAGCCCAAGCGGCTTGCGACAAGCTCTCGTTCACGGACTCGGCCACGCTCGCGTTGGCCAAGAAGTTCTGCATCCGCCGCTACTCGATGATCTGGGACTCTTGCCTCTGGAACGATACCCTCGGTGTCGTTTCCACATCGGTCACCAACGGCCAGGAACTGGTCACCATCTCGCAGTACGTCACCGCGATGTACGCCTCCGGGACAGGCTACAACATGTTCCTCGACTTCCCGGTCGCCTCCCGCTTCACCATCACCGGCGACACCGATGGAATCGAAGTCCCCGCCGCAGAATGGGTCTCGTTCTTCCAGCTCGATCCCAACACGTGGAACAACGTGGACAGCCGCAAGTCCACCCCCGGCAACTTCGTCAACTGGGCTCGCGTTCTCGGCGTCTCCTACGGCGAGGCCGGTGTCCCGCAGATCAAGCTCATCCCGACGCCCAACACCGACGGCACCCTGTTCATCCTGGGCAAGAAGCAGTCGCAGATGCGCCAGTTCGGTGAGGCGACAACCATCTCCAGCGACACCAACTTCGAGCTGCGAGGTGTAGAGAACGCACTCATGGCCTACACCGAAGGAGATCTCCTCGAATACTCCCGCCAGTACGGCAAGGCGCAGGCCAAGTTCCAAGAGGGTGCAGCTCAAGTGAGCATTATGAAGGACATGGAGCGTGGCCAACAGCAGCAGATCAGCCGCATCATCCCGGATAGCCTCTACGATTACACGTTTCAGGACATCCTCTAATGCCCTTCCAATCCACAGACGCTCTCGATGACCAGATGCTTCTGGATGGAAGCAATGGTTTCTCCACCGGTGTCATCTCCGCGACCCGTCCCGATGCCATCCCTGCCACGAGCATGGAAGAGGCCATCAACATGGACTATGACGACTTCGGCAATCTCGTCACTCGTCTCGGGACCATCTCGCTGGCCGGTAATTCCGAATCGCGCAACTGGGAAGACATCATCACCAACTGGGAGTCCACCACTTCCAACTTTGCCAGTAACCTGCCCACCAACTCGCAGGTCTTCTCTGGGTTCTACTTCGATACCGCCGCGTCCGAGCGCCTCGTCATCGCTGTCCTGAACCGCAACACCGGAATCAAAAGCCTCTACTACGGCTCCCCTGGTGTTTCGTACAACGCGATCGCCAGCTCGACGATCGATGCGTCGGCCAACTTCGTCTACTTCGCTCAGCTCAACGACAAGCTGTTCTACGCCGACGGGTATAGCGCCCTGCGTTATATCACCAGCGCCAACGCCAACTCGGCCATCACCGCTGGCAAGATCAGCCGCATCGATGTCATCAATCAGGGGTCGAATCTGTCGAGCGTCCCAACGGTGACCATCTCGGCTCCGCCCAGCGGTGTTACCGCTACGGCCACAGCCATCTGCGGTCTCGATGGCAACGTACTGTCCATCCGCATCGACAACCCCGGCAGCGGTTACACTACGGCTCCAAGCGTCAGTATCAGCGGCGGCGGCGGCGCTCACGCGATCGCATTCGTATCTCTCGCAGCTCCCGCCAAGCCGCTTTACCTCACCACCCACACCAACCGTCTGTGGGCCGTCTCCGCAGACACCTCGGTCCAACCCGATACCCTCTACTTCTCGGATCTGCTCGACGGCGAATCGTGGGATCCGCTCGGATCCATCCGCGTCGGCGGCGACGGTGATCCCATACGGGGGCTCTATTCGTGGTTCGGGTACAAGCTCCTGATCTTCAAGGAACGCTCGATCTGGAGCGTGGATGCCGATCCTACGCAGGATCCTGCCGACTGGGTCATCTCACTCGTCTCAGGCAACATCGGATGCTCCTCGCACCGGTCCATCGCCGCTGTCGGTGCCGATGTATTCTTCCTGTCCCGCGACGGCATCCGCTCGATGGCGCAGATCCAAGCGGGCACCCAGACCAGCGTTGGCCTCGCACTCAGCAGCCCGATCAACGACCTGATCAGCCGTATCGACAAGACCAAGCTCCAGTACTGCGACGGCACCTTCTGGAACAACCGCTATCTCCTGGCCGTTCCGTTCGTCACAGAGGGACCGTTCTCCATCGGATTGGAAAGCGAGGAGGCGCTTCTGCTCGAATCAGGTTCGTCAATCGAACTCGAAGGAACCTTCAACCAGAACAACGCGGTCATCGTCTACCACTCATTGGCCCGCTCGTGGCTCGGCTACTGGGACAACTGGCAGGTCAACGACTTCATCCCCACCGCGTTCTCCAACTTCGGCCCCGTGCTAATGTTCGCCGGGGACATCATCTCGCTCAGCGACGGCGCGGGCCAAGTCTGGTCGTTCAACGACTACCTGCCCAACACCCGACTGGATCCGGTCTCAAGCTCGGCCTACCTCGACGGTGGTTCTCAGTACCAATCCAGCGTCATCACCAAGGCGTACAACCTCGGCGAACCGATCCCGGACAAGATCGGCTACAGCATCCAAGTCGCCTTCGACAACCCGTACTCCACTCTCAACATCGGTGCCGCGCTGTCCTACGCCACCAACATGAGCGGCACGTTCACCAGCATCGATCCAGCCATCAGCATTCCTAATGCTCAGAAGTACCTGACCGCATACAACCTCATCAGTCGTGGACGCTGGAACAGCATCCAGTTCAAGATCAACACGACCGCCGGAAGCCGGTTGAGCCTCCAGTCCACCATCCTGTCTGGATTCGTTGATTCCGTGCGGCCCCAGCAATGACGCCGCATCCCACCATCATCGCCGCTGCCAAGCTGCTGAAGGAGAAGTGGCCCACATGTTCCACGTGGAACAATGACCAGATCCTCAACTGGATCGGCATCTTCAACTCCAAGAAGCAGATCGGGATAGTGCAGGATGAGAATGGCGAATGCTGTGGAGTAGGAGCTGTTAGGTTCCTGCACTCGGTGGATGAAGCGGAGGATCTCTACGCCAATCATCTAGACGGTCACATCGCATGGATCGAGATGGTGGCGACCACGAAGCCGCTGGCGGTTCAAACCCTATGGTTGGCCATGAAGAACATGTGCCCGCCGCAGGTCACAAAGCTGGGAGGGATGCGGAAAGGCGTTTCCCGTTTGTACGATTTTCAGCGGTATCACACACTTCTGATGAACAGGATTTGATATGGGTGGAACATACAGGGCACCAGACATGGCGGCGGCGAACCGGGAAGCCGTTTACGCCCAAATGGAAACCTTCCCGATTATTCGGGAACTGGAACTTGCTGGCCGCATGGGCCAGAAAGGCAGCTACATCGTTCTCGATAAGGAGGGTAATCCAAGAATCGATCCCAAAACCGGTCAGCCCATCACAAGGGCGTACGATTTTACCGGAAGCGGCGACGTTGATCTCAGTCGCCAAACCGCCCTTGAACTCGCTCGGATAGCTCCCGAGCTGGCCAAACTTCAGCTTCAGTCATCCGCTCAAGATGTCGGTGGAGGGCTAAGTCTTGGACAAGCATTTTCTCGTCAGCGCCGAGCGGAACTGGAAGCTCTTGATCCCACTCGATTCGGGCTCTACGAAAAATTCTTGGGCGATATTCGCCAAGGTCCGTCCGCCGAGTCTTTGGCCGTCACGGAAGCTCCTGTTTACGAGCGCGTAGGCATGCCTACAGGCCCGCGTGATACCGGATCCGCCGCCCAGATGCGAAGCGATCTCGAGCGCCAGATCGCCGCCGGTCTCGCCCAAGCCGGGACGCTCGATCCCGCGATGATCCGCGCCGCCGAGCAGGCCGCCCGCGCCCGTGGAACCGCCACCGGCAACATCCTCGGCAATCTCTCCGCTTTCCGCGAGGCCCGCGCCGTCAATGAGGCGATCGCCAACGCGGATGTTCAGCGCCGTCAGCAGGCTCTTGGCCTACTCCAGAGCGGTCAGACAACAAGCGATGTCGCCAATCGACAGGCTCAGGAAGCGTTCCAGAACATCCTCGCGGCCACTGGCCAGAGGAATACGGCGATGCAGCAGACATTTGCTGGTCAGATGGCCCAGCAGCAGCAGCGGCAGAATATCGGTCAGCAGAACATCGCCAATATCCAGTCCGCCCTAGGACTCCAGCCAATCGTTTCGCAGGCCGCTCAGCTCGGTGGTCTCCAGCAGGGCGCTTCTCCGTTCTCTGCTCCTCAGCTCTTGCAAGGCCCTCAGATGGCGTCACCTGGACAGCTCATGCAGATGGGATCCAACTTCGCTCTTACGAACGCTCAGAATGCGTTTGAAGCATCGAAAGCAAATTCCCCTCTGGCCATTGCTCAGGGGGTCACAAGCAGCATCGGAAACCTCGGTCAAGCGTTCAGCTCATTCGGTCTTGCCGGCTGCTACGTGGCCCGCGAGTGCATTCCCGATCAGTGGGAAGCGTTCTATTTCTGGAAGGAACTCGTTGGTCCCAAGTGGTTCAAGAACCTCTACGATGCGAACGCCAAGGCGGTCGCAAACTGGATCAAGGACAAGCCGCTGCTCAAGAAGGTCGTGGCCAACTGGATGCTATCGAAGATCAAGAGCATCATTCCGAAGAGCTGATCTATGGCTGAAACCGAATACGGAGAAATCGGGACAACGCTTGATCCGCTGACCCAGCAGAGGTACGGGGTCAAAGGGATTGAGCCAGACACGACGTTTGAGTTCATCGGATCATATCCGACAGAACCCATCTCTCCGTTCGATCGGTATCTGCTTGCTCTTGAAAACCTTCAAGAGCCGATGGTGCTGTCTCTTCCTGAAGAGACAGTGTTGGCGCAGCCGAACCCCATTGACCTCAGAAGGCCGATGCGCCCCACCATCTTCGGGCCTGTCACGCCTTCCGGATACGCCGAGCCTTCGGTCGATCCGATGAGCTATTACGAACGCCCCACCACTATGGCCACAGGAGGTGGAGGAGGTTTTGACAATTTGGGCGGTGGATTTAATAGGCCATCTACTTCGGTGGGGTCCACCAGCCCTTCCACGACACCTTCTGGTGGACTGGCCACAGCCCCAACAACCGGAGGTGGTTTTACTTATAGAGAAGGAGAATACAATCCATCCACCGGGATAGGCGTTGTTTATTTTCCTGGGCCTGACGAGCAGCCCGTTAGTCAGCCTTCCACAAAACCAAACCCTTCTACATGGGGGCCAGCCATTGTTTCTGGTGGAGGAAGTTCCGGCGAAGATATCGGTGGTGGTGGAGGATATGGCGGAATCTCGTTTGAAAATCTAGGAACCAATTTACATCCATTTACGGAACAAAGGTACAACGTTATCGGAGGAAGCCCTGCGGAGGTAATCAACACCCCTCTTGTTGGCCCACGTTTCGAGACCGATCCAGTCAACGTAACCATCCCGGTTGAGACGCAGCAGCCTGTCGTTACAACGACTCCATCAACAAAGACTGAAACCGCTACGCCTCCAACAGAGACAAAGACTGAATATGTCGCTGTCACCCGACCCACTACTCGAACGAGAGGAGAGCCGGAAACATTCCCTCCTTTTCAGTTTGTCGAACCCACGTTGACGCGGCCACCACTGACCGGCCCGTCGATCACCGACAGACCTATTAGGGTCATACCTTTCCCCGAACTTCCCACCGTTCCCACCGATACCCGCCGCGCTCCGGAGGCCCTGCTCAGGAGCTTCCGCGACATCAACTACGATCCAGAGGAGATCCTCGCAGCGGCGATGCGGAGCATGGGCGGGCGCATGGCCCGACGGTCCATCCTCAACGAACTCAGCTAACGATCTATGGCTACACCGCAAAACTACTCGGTTGATCTCGAAGCCGCTGCTTCACGGCGGATCAATCCGCTACTCAAGGGCCTGACCATGCTCACCGGTGGTCTGGCTGGCGAGTTCACTGGCACCAACGAGCAGATCCGCGAGCGGAACAGGGCTCGTCAGGCGCTGCTTCAGGAGGAGCTGAACAAGCGGGATGAGGACCGCGCTATCAAGCGTCAGTTGATGGCCAATGCTCTCCAGCAGAGAATCACGCTCGATCCCAACTCCAGCATTGAACAGATGATGGAAAAGATCAGAAGCGAGGGCGTCAAAGGAGAGGTGATGGCCAGCGAGGGGTATACTCGTGGTCTTGGCCAGTCGATGGGGCCGTCACAATACGAAGCTGACCCTCGATTCCAAGCTGCCGCACAGGCTGGCCAACTTGAGCTTGCAAAACGGAAAGCGATTGCCGGTGTCGAAGAGGATCTTCAGCGGCCTAAGATTGTTTCCCAGCTTGCTGGATTTGGTGTTCAGGCAGATCCAAATCTGCCTACTGGACAGCTTACGTCGATGCTCAGACTTGCTGAGACTCGCGCTCAAAGTCAGATACCTCTTGAAACTCAAGGCAAACGAGCCAGGGCTCAACTGTCTGTGTTCCAAAGCACCGGAGATTTTCCGACTCCAATAAACGTGGCAAATCTGAGCGATGAAGAAGCCATTGTTCAGGCGGAAATCGCCAGCCGAAAACAGCAGGGAAGAGATTTCTATGGAGCAGCAGAACGCGGTGCCAAGAGGGAGTCTGATGCTCTCAAGACTTTCAACCAGCTACTTTCAACTCCTGATGTAAACAAAGCAGATCTTCAGGCTGCTTATTACAACCTTGGAAAAGATGAGCAGAAAAACGAGGAGTACCGAATTGCGGCTGGAGTCCAGAGGCCAGCAACCTCGAAAGAAAACGAAGCACTTGATAAGTATCGGAATTCTGTCGATAGGGCTTCTGCGCTTGTTGGATCTATCCAGAATTTCGTCGGCACCGGAGACATAGCGCAAGCGTCCAAGGACAGCTTCAATGGATTCAGATCATGGATAAGGGGACTTGAAAATAAGTATGGTGCTGAAGATCCAAGGCTTCAGTCCATCAACAATGTTATCCAAGAGTTCCAAAGACTCATCGCTGAACAGAGAAAAGAATTCTTCGGAGCATCTCTTACTGACAACGAGTTCGCTGTGGCGAAGCAGCTCTTTGCGGATCCGAACCAAGCCAACTTCCTGCCGCGTGTTCTCAGTCTTGTCGATTCGATCATGGCTAAGGATGAGATCAATAGGAAGTACACGAGGAGGGGGATCTTCGTTGATTCCGAAACAAGGAAGGAGATTGATGACGCTCGCAACCAGTGGTTCGACACAAAGTCTAAATTGAACTTCGGACAAAGTGCGAATCAACCCGCTGGCACTAAGAAAAACGAGCAAATCCAACAACTCCGTAATGAGTTTAACGCGCTTCGTTCCGCCCTCACCAACGCCCCTTCTGCCAACCGATAATCACCATGGAAAATCGACTAACTCGTGAGGCCGCACTGGCTCGTATGGCCGAGATTGAGCGGGAACTTGCTCGGCTGGAGGCGGAGTCTGTTGCTAGTGATACCGCAGAGGAATCGCAAGCCAGACAGGAACGTCTTCGTATGATGGCCGAAGCTCGCGGAGGCGGCGTGTCTGCTGGTCCAATCAGCCCTCAGGCAACGGCAACTGGACTTCGTTATGGGCCAGTCATTGCGGCTGGCATGATGGGTGGACCAGTCACTGGTCTTGCTGCTCTCGGTCGAGCGGCGTTGCTTCAAGGATCAGTTTCGGCTGCTAGTGAAGCTGGCGCTGAAACCGTCGAGAAGCTTGCTGAAGGACAGGAATATCGCCCTGGTCAGATTGTCGGAGCGGCAGTTCGCGGTGCCGCGCCGATGTTCAAAGGCGCTCCAGCAAAAACGATTGGAACATCCGCTTTGACTGGCCTGCTTGGAGGGGCAGCAGAAGGAAAGGTTGAGGGATTCAAATCCGGTGCATACGAAGCTGGCGTGTCAGCACTTGGGCCAGCATTCGTTGAAGCTGTAGGAGGTGTTGGCAGAAATGTTGGAAGGTTCTTCTCAAAAGGGGTTTCAAGGGCTGAAGACATCGAGCGAATCGGACCCGGAGTGGAGGCCACTCTAGGCCAAGCATTCCCAGAGCTGGCTGGTCTCGAATCCCGTGTTGCTGCTCAGACCGGAAGCCAAGCACTCAAGGAGCGACTCAATCAGCAGGCCGATGCAATCACTCGTGCAGTGGTTGGTGTCTCCGGAATGCCCGCTGAGACGTATCCAGACATCGTTCGCCGCGTTGCTTCGACCATGAGCAACATGGATCCGGCATCCATCGAGAGATTGGCCAATGAGGCGGATGCGGTGAACACCGCTCGCAACGCGGTCGAGAAAGCTCGCACCGGAGCACAGAAGAGCCTGCTTCAGGAATCGCTATCAGAGGCTGAGAACGAGTTCCGCAAGCGCATCGATCTCGAAACCATGGCCGGTGGGATCAAAGCGGGCGGAGTGCAGCCGTTTCAGTCCGCTGCGATGGGCCGAGAGGCGGAATCGATGTTTGATGATGCTCGCAAGGCTTATAGAGCGCGCAGAGATGAGCTTTAT